CGTCCACGACCATGCGATCAGACCTGCCTGCTTGAGTACTTCGAGAATGACTTCCCGGATGATGAGTGGGGTCCGGGAGTTGGATTCGATTGGGACTGGAATCAAGCAGGGCCAGGTGGTGCTACATACCAGGTGTTCGGTTTTCCACAGCCCGATGGTGGTAACGGGCAGGTTGCTCAGCTAGACCTTTCTCTGGGTGGTAACTCCAATGATCACGGAGATACTTACCAAAACACTGATGACTTACCAGATGCGTGGAGTAGGGACTTTGAGTTAAGTACGGCTTTCATCGCCAGCATTCTCCCTCACGCTGATCTAGGTGACAACCGCGCGTCATGGGCAATCGGAATGTCAGAGGACAATCCCGCTAGCTCGTTGACTCAGTGCCTCTTCTTTAGGGTTCAGGACAGTACGCTAGGCGGTCAGGATTCAGTTCGATTGCTTATACCGGGAGTTGATCCTGATAAGATCTCGTGGCCTGTCCCCCAATCAAGTACTACCAAGATTCTTTGGAAGAAGATTGGTAGTAGGCACTACGTTAAACTCTGGTATTTCGATGATCCCGAACCGACCTCCTGGACTTTCGACGGGATCATTCAAACTGATCCAGGACCAACACTCCAGTCCCTCTTCGTCTACTCTGATCAACCCCACACTCGCGTCTTCTCCACCGATCCCAATGCTTCGTTGATGACAACTTGGTTTAGGATTCTGGTATGCAACTGTGTCAGACTATCCCCTAATGTATTCACTTGGCCTTAACAGGAGGAAGAGGTTAGTGTTAGAAAAGGGGAACAACCCTGATCCGACAGATGTTAACATCACCAACACATCTCCAGTTCCGGTGGTAGTAGCAGAGGAGACACTGCAACTCGAGTCTCAGATAACTTCGAAACAGCTAGCTGCGGCAGCTAGGGTAGACGCCGAAATCCTAAGAACCGAGGATCAACGAAGAATTAGTGGTATCTGGGAAGGTACGCAACAGCGCATCGCTTTGTCGGTTGTGTGGGTTGCACTATTCGTGGTCAGCATCCTCGTTCTGTCTCCAATCATAGTACTGGTTGTGAAGGGAAGTACTCCGGAGTTTGCTGTCACGGCGTCAGTTGCGGGTATGCTGTTCTTGACTGGCATCGCTAACTTGGTCATCGGATTCTACTTTGGGAGAACTAACCATACGCGAGTTGGTGGAGAGGTTGTTTCAGGAGATGATAAGTCTGGCAGATAATGTGCAATGGGAAAGCCACGGTCATTTGAGACAAGGAGATTAGCCTATGAGATCACGTATGCCGGTCTAGACCATCAAAAATAAAACTCGAGTATTGTCCCCGCCTTGACGATATGTAAGATCAGGCTGGGAATCACATACGAGGGCGGCATGGCGACAACTCCAAGATACGTAGGTAGACATGAGGATCAGTTCGATGGGTCTAAACTACAGAACCAGAATTGTGTGCCTGCCAGCTTAGGTGACGCTGCACGAAGCGTGACCAAGGGCTCTGTAGATAAGAATGGTGGACAGGTTCGTGCACTAGTCAAGATCACGGAGGAGCAGAACCCCACTTCACCTGGGTGGACTCTTAAAGATGCCGATCTGGCAGCAAGCCGATTAGGCATCAACTTTAACTACACAACCTCGGGCACGTGGTCGCAGCTGCAAGCTCGTCGCGCCGAAGGCCGGATGATCGTTCTACAGGGTGATAGTGACGTCTTCACGTCCGGATGCTCTAGTGCCTTCGACGGCAATCATTGCATCGTCATCCATCCCAACAGCAACGATGTTGGTGACTGGCTAACAGGAGACCCGATCTGTTTAGGTTGGAGGTGGGAAGACGAAACAACTTTACGCAGATACGCAGAGAAGTTCGGTGGCGGTACTGTACTGTTCGGATACACGGACATCGTTCCACTAGCGATTAACGAGGAGGCAGACGTGGCGGTAGTTATCACGATTACTCCCCAGACAGGGAGATTTACTATCCCCGCTAATCAGTCAGTGATAGGATTAAAGGTCGATCCCACCACAGGACTGGTGTCAGAGAGAAAGACCTGGGCACCAAATCCAAATCCCAGCTCGGCATCATACGATGCCAGAATCACCACGACGGCTTTCAGGGGAAACCCCTTCATTCGGGGGTCCAATGGATTCTTCGATGATTACTGGATCAGTACGGCACAGGTAGAAGAAGTACCTGATGCACCTGCTCCTCCGCAGGATTGTTCTACCCAAGTAATAGCGGCGAAGCAAGCAGGAATGGCCGAGGGAATTGCGGCGGAAAAACTGCGTGTTCGTAACACGTTGGGAATCTAGGAGGCTATGATGGTACAGGAAACTGCAGTACAAGCAACTGCGTCGGCATTGACAGACGGCACCGGAATCAGCAAGCTGCTCGGGAGTAAGATTCTTAAGGATCTTGTTCTCGACGCGCTGCTATCGTTGCCGGTCAGCCTCGCTGCCATCAACATCACCGGATTGGAGGGAGCTCTGGCCGCCCCATTGGTGGTTGGTATCGCCGTGTCAGATGCCCTAATCCGGGTGATTTATAGGGGCGCGTTGCGATACGCACAGAGCTAATTACGATCACGAGCTCGGGCCTCCTGGAGTTCGTCGATCCGGTCGAGGATGCGCAGTGCCTCTTCGACTGATGAGATCACCCGGGCAACGCCGCCTGTTCGGGTGATCTCGCTTATCCTGTAGGCCTGGAGTTTAGTGGGCTTTCCTTCTTCATCACGTTTGACTTCGAACGCTATAAAACGCGCACGGTAACAGCCGATGATGTCGGGTAATCCCTTCTTCACCATCGGACTACCGTGCGTCTTATACCAGAAACCGCCCCTCTTATTCAGCGCTTTGAGAATTCGTTTCTTGACGCTGGATTCGAGGGGCGATTTCTTTGTGTTCATCTTACAGGTCGTCTACGTCGATTTCATCAACGTCTTCGTCGTCCTCATCCTCGTCATCCTCGACGACGGGCTTCTTGGACTTCTTCTTTTTGGTCTTCTCCTTCTTGGCCTTCTTCTTGGGCTTCTCCTCTTCTTCCTCCTCTTCTTCGTCCTCATCTTCCTCCTCTTCTTCGTCTTCTTCCTCTTCGTCTTCTTCCTCGTCCTCATCGTCGTCGGCCTTGTTCTTCAGGTCGTCCCAATCCTTCTTGGAGAAGGTGGCCGAAACCTTCGATGAGAACTTGCCGCTACCCTCAGGATACTCCTCTTCCTCGGTAGTGATACCGATGAGTCCCTGCTGCTTGACAATCTTGGCAAGCGGGATATCAACCGAGCTCTGCGGTACCTTGTTCTCTCCGAGCAGGTCCATGAGGAAGCCGCGAAGGCTCCACAGCGACTCCTTCGAGAGTCCCGTCCTGTGGAAGATCTTCTTGCCACGATACTTTTTAGGCTCCTGAATTACCAGGCCCCACAGGATATGCTTACGTGACGGATCGTCCTTCTTCTTCCGGACCTCCCCACTCTGAACCTGTGCGAGGTAGTCGTCATCAGGGACGTGGGCTGATCGTCCACCCCCACCCCGTTCAACTCCTGTGAAGTCGACCGTCAGAACCTTGGGCGTCTTGCCCTTCTGTGGCTTCGGCATCTATCGCTCTCCTGCAATCTTCTTGAGGAATCCACCAAACGTTGGGTTGCGCTCGATGTACTTAAGTTCTTCGAACCTATTACCCGCCACGTACTTTGGATGTGAACCCAATAGCATTCTCCTTTCCTTCACGGTCTTGCCCTTCTTATCTACGGTGTCCGCAACGTACATCCTCCCAATGATATCAACTGCCGACAGAAGAGTGGATCGAGGGGAAGGTGATAGTTCCGGGTGGACTTCCGACGTAATCGTTCCATCTTCATCCTCCGAGTCTGTCCGCTTCTCCTGCGCTGTGAATATAACGTGCATTGGCAGATTACGAAACTTGATGATAACATCCTTAAGATGCTCACCCAGCTTACCCCAACTGCGTTGGTCAGGGGACTTCGGATCGCGGTTAAAGTCTCGGTCGTGGTCGTCCTTCAGAACGAACTTCATGCAGACGATAGCGAGCATGGTAACGGTGTCGATGACCACTACCTCAAAGTCATGTTCTCCACTACGAAGAAGCCAGTAAATAGCGTCAAGGTCATCCCATACTTGTACTCGGTACTTGCTAGCGTTCTTGTATTTCCTAACAGAGGTTGTTCCCCGTTCGTTACAGTCAATGACCAGAGTTTTAAGTTCGGACGAGCAGGCGAACCGTGTCTTGCCCACCTTATTTTTGGAGTAGACAACCATCTTAACCCAGTCGTCTTCTCCTACTGGCGTGATCTTGCCTCGCGCTTTCTCAATTTCACTCGTCCGATTCTTCGTCTTCTTCCCAGTCTTCCGTTTCGCTAACGATATCGCCACGCAAATCCCTTTCTACTTTCAACGTGAACTTGGTGCGTCGCATCAATGATGTGTCGAAGCCATTAAGTTCGGCTCGGCAAAGATCATGATATGAACACATTGTGGCACAATCTTTTGTGATAACGCGATACCGTCTCTTATCTGTACGGATATGCTTCGCAGTTGAGAGTGCGTCACGAAGGATTTCTTTGGTGACGTGAGCTTCACGAGGAAGTCTATAGCGTCTAAGGAAAGGGGACTTTTGTTGCAGAGGTTTGAGGATATCTCGAAAGTCGTTGGGATCGTATCCATTGGAACGAAGAAATCTATGGACCGTCGGATAGTCGCTAACAAACTTTCTCTTGCTAAGTGATCCATCCTGATTGATACGTGGTACGCCAGGAGGCTTGGATTTGACATAGTTGTAGATGACGCCGGCGATATCCCAACCCCAGGCTTCTCTAGCCGCCCACGGATATAGCATAAGTTGCGGATCCATAGCGTGATAAGCCCCAGCATCAGGGATCGTGCCTGCTGTTTTATGGTCAACAATCCACCACCTGCCCTCCCTGTCAACAATCACTAGATCGATGATACCTTGAAGTGTCTGGACCTTTCCACCGATCTTGAGCGGTGTCGGTACTTCGAACGCCTGTTCGATCGCTTTGACTTCCCACCCATCATCCCTGTAATACCACAGGTAGGACTTGACGATCTGCTTGACGATGTCAGGAAGCTTCTGACCCCTCCTGCCCCTCTTACTCTCGAGGACAACTCTCTCTTCCTCAAAGAGCTTCTTGTAATCCTTGACGTAATCGTTGTGTCCGATCCGCCAATCGCCCTCTCTATAATGGGATTCAAGTGCTGCATGAACCCATGATCCCAGATAGAGGGGTCGAGACTTCTGCTTCGGAACTAGACGATCGTCGTACTTGTATTCCCACTGCTTGGGACAACGCTGGAACGTCTTCAGTTCCGACCATGAAATCGCTTTTAGTTCAGTCACGCCGCCTCCATGTACTCATTATATTACAACCCATTTCACTTGTCAATCTTCATGACCTGGGCAGAAATCTCGGAATCCCATGAAAGCTGCCCCACCTTCCCAGAGTTCACTCAGGTTGTACTCATAGGGTGATCGACGGGCAGGCAATGGGGCTCCCTGTAAATATCTGAAATTCCTGTGAGGTACATCGGGGTTGTGAGCTCTCGCCCATTGCAGATGAGGATACACTCGACGCCGAGGTTGCCTGCAGATAGGACAGATGATACCAATCAATGTTCACCCCAATGAGTTCCTACTGTCACGTCTGCCTCGATCGGCACTGTCGGCTTGAACCCGAACAGCTTCTTCAGCGGTAGATTTTCCATGACTTGTTTCGTGATTTTAGCTGCTTCCCCAGCATAATCCTCTGTGGCTTCAATGAGGATAGAATCATGTACGTTCCCAAGGATGTGTGCTCTTTCACTGTCGAGCTTCTTACTAAGT